ACCTTGTTCGCCACGAAGGACGGACAGATCACGAAACGCTCAATCGACGGATCAATCAGGTTCTCGTTCAGGACAGTGTTGAAGTCCGCAAACAGATCGCTCGCGTTCCAGAGGGTTCCATTGGTCGAAGTCGTAGTCTATTTGCCAGTGAGATGCAGAGGGGCCGCAATGGAACCGAGATTGAAACTGGCGGTTTTCTTACCAGCGGTCAAGCCCTTGTTATAGGCGCTGACATTGGCGGGAGCCGCATCCAGAATCGCAGTCTCGATGTGCGTGCGGGTCTTGTTCACGGCGTCATCCTGCCACTCGGCCTCGAACCCCTTCAGATCGCTCTGGAGACGGTCGAGATCCTCAAGGTAGAAGTTCCACTGATACGCGCAGTCAATCACCAGATCGACAGAAGCGGGCGGCTGGAACTGCGCATAAGTGATGTCCGCACCCTTGGTGTAGGCACTGCCTGTCACCTCGGCACGCCGACGAACCTTGACGGTATCGCCAAATTTCTTCAGCATACCCTCATACTCGCGGGTCATCACCTCAGACAGAAACGTCTTGGCGTAGAACTCGCGACGCAGTTTCGGCGCGCTGTGGTAGGGCTTGTAGCCACCACTCGCGAAATTAAGATCAACATATGCACCATCAGTCAGAATCGTGTCGGACATTTTCTCTTCTCTTTTCTACATCCGTTTGTGTGCCGTCCGCAGTGGACACCTTATCTCGGTGCGCTTCCCACTTTAATGCGGCCATCGGCACGCGCCTGATCAACTCGTTTGGCCCACGCGTCGAATTGGTTTTGCGTCCAACCTTCGGGCAACCTGCCCATCACCCATCCGTCCTCAATGCGCTGGATGTCATTCGCATAGAAAACTTCAGGATCGTATTTCAACGGCTGTGAGCCACCTTTTTGCTCGGTCGGTTTCAAAGGGGGAGGATTCCCCTTGGTGGTCGTTTCAATGCCAGCATATCGCATGAATTTCTGCAACAGGTCGATGACGGCCTCACCGTCAACGCTGGACAAGGCGTTCGCGAAATGGTCGCTGTACGTCAGACCAGCGTACTGGTGCTGAAGCCACTCTGCCCACTTCGGATTCGTGTTGAACTTCGAGTACACGGAGGTCGGAATCGTTTTACCGATTTCCTTCCACATGACCGACCGCATGGCTTTCGCCTGTGCGTCCGCCATATCGTTTTCTCTCTGTTCACGTTCGGCAATGCGCTGTTCGGCGGCGGTCAGTTTCGTGTCCACGGCGCTTTGGTAGTCGCCTACCGCACGCTTGACAATCTTCTGCAAGGCGCTGACGGTGTAAGGGTCTTCACCCAATGCCGCACGCTCTTCCGGCGACAGCAACGCCATAAGCGCATCGCCACCAGCCGTCAAAGCCGCCTGTTCAACTTTCTGTTCCGCTTCCGCCGCACGGCGTTCAGCCTCTTCCGTCCGCGCCTTCAGGGCCTTCATCTCGTTAGAGAGGACCGTCGAGCGTCCGGCTTCGGATTTCAGCCGTTGCACTTCTTTGCGAAGCTGTTCAAGTTCGCCGTTGTCCGTTTCAACCGTAGTGTCGCTTTTGCGCTTCGGAGTCGGAATCGACTCTTCGTCAATCGCTTCATCGGTTTTTTCGTCTTCGGGTTTCTTTTCAGCCTCCACTTTCAGTTCCGCCTGTTTTGCCGCCTCTTCCGCTCTCGCCTGTTCATCCTTCTGCGATTCATCCCACGCCTCCGCCTCTTTCAATTCCATGAACGGCGACAACCCCGCGGCTGTGCGTTTGGTGTTGATGGCTTCAAGTGCGTCGTAATCTGCGATAGGATCTGACATGTTCGTTTCCTTTTCCAAGGGCTTGCGCTTGCAAGTGTCCTCGGCTTCCGCCTTCTTTATCTGTCATCACGGGCCGCATCAGCGATGGTCGGTTTCCGTGACGCTTTCGCGCCATTCGTCATTCTCATGCCTCTTCGGTTTCGCCTGTACGGAACAATTCCGCAGAGGGGGGGGTGGCGATGGTGTCCAAAATCAAAGTGATATCCCGATGTGCTCCTATCTCCTTTTGTAATCCGTCATCGGACATGACATGAATCGACCGCAATGTCTCTCCGGCCGACCGCTTCAGCCATTCCACGAACGCCGGACAATCGCGCCGTATGCGTTCGCATTCAACATTGAAACGGTTCTGATCGTATGCGGTTGTGGCGATGTTCGCTATCATGCCCTTGCCCCTTCCTGTTCGGGCGTCTGCATATCGCTCGCCAACTCGGCACGCGGGAGATTAACAGGCTGCTCCTCCTGACCAACAGAACTGCCGACAGGGAGCGCCTGAGCCGCAACAGAGGGATTGCCAAGCTGGTTGGACCGTTGCGGAACCGCCAACGCCGCATTCCGCATCTTCTCAATCTGCCGTTCGATTTCCGCCATACGCATACGACGGTCCATTTCCTGCTTGGAAGGAACCACGTTGTTCGGGTTGATGCCTTGCAACAGATTGACGTATTGACGCAAAAGCTCGCTCAATCCGCTTTCACCGAAAATCTTCATCACGTTCGGATTGTTCGCCAGATTAAGCGTATCCTGCAAACGGTTGATGCTCTGTTCGCGCACAAGAATGGAAAGCAATCCCCCCGCGTCAATCTCGCAATCACCCTTGATGCCTTCGTCGTCATCCCAAAGCATGTTGACGCGATAGAGATAGGTGAGCGCGGGTTTCATCCCGTCTTCAAACATCGACATGACTACTGTGTTGATGCCTTCCTTGCTGGCGTTCACAATCAACAGCAAGCCGTTGTACGTGCGCCCAGCGCCCGCCGCAGTATCGGAGCCATGCGAATATGCCGGAATGCCCGTGAGCGTGTCTATAAGCTTCTCGAAGCGTTCCATGATGGCGATCTTCTCGGCGGCGTTTGATGGAACAGGCCGGAAGTCCACGGGCGAATCACCGCGTTTCATGGGATCATCAAACTCAAGAATGGCACCAGCACGCATCTTTAGATTAGTGCCAGGCGGAATGCGGGTACGATCTTTCACGATCAGCATGGGTGTCGCCGACATCTGGCTGTTGATGGTCAGATCGACAGTCGTGGAGTTGTAAACACGCATGGCATCACGCATTTTCTTCATGGGAGACTCACCCCACCACGAATTGGGAATGCGATAGAAGACGCCCTTGAACAGCGGACGCCCAAGGCGTTCATCTGTGATCGAGCAGAACACGATCTCGCTGTTGATGACAATGGCATTCGTTTCGTAGTACTGATCTTCCTCGACGACCTTGCCGTCGGGCGTCTGCATCACACCCTGTTCCATCAGCATCGAACCGCGCACGTCGCCCCAGAACTCGATGCCTTCAATGTTCGTGTCTTTATATCCGCCACTCGTGCCGTCGTTTTCGAGCGTCTTGCGTTCGCTGTCGGCCGGCTGTTCAAGCATCAATCCGCCATTCGGCCATTGTGCGAGAATACGTTCGATTGTGTCCTTGTAATACCCATCACCCAAGTTCCGCATCGCGTTAAGATCTTTCGGCGTGAAACGGACGCGCTGATAGAAGTCCCCATCGTTGATATCGATTGCGCCTTTAGCGGGATAGGCGTCAAACGGGTTGACGGCTTCCCATTCCCACACGCGCACGTTCTCAATCTTCTGCGTCGTACCTTTCCAGCGGTTACGGCGACGCATGCGGGGGATCGGCCCCTTCAGAATCCATGTTCCATAGGCGGAAGCGTAATCGACGTTCTTGAGCATCGCGTCACGCCACTTGCCCTCAATCATCTGGTCGAGCATCTTCTTGGTCATGCGCTCGCTTTTACGCTGTGCTTCCTCGCTGACCTGTGCGTCCACCTCGTCGCGCCTCGCCTTGGCATATTCCCGTACCACCAACGGGTCGGGCGGCGTCATCATTACCATCTGCTCTGCCCGATCTTGCGGAACACCCTGTTCCCTCAATTCCATAGTGCGCCACTGGATGAAGTCGCGAATGGTCTTGACGGCAATGGCTTCGGTGTCGGCATCCGACAGATCGGGAACGGGTGTCGGGCGCAATGTCCACGACGTGTCGGACGAATTGAGGAAGATTTCCTGCACGATGGAATTGGCGGTGCGGCGTTTGAGGTCGGCATGCGGCATGTAAACCGGATTCTTGACGCCTCTGAGCGCAAACATTTCCTTTTCTGACGGAGAATATTCGCCGTTGCATTGCCGTAAACACGTCAAAAGTTCGGCCTCGATGCCACTTTGGCGCTTGTGTTCAGCCGCACACTGAAAACCGTTGAAAAGATAAGGGCCGAGTCGGCACAACTGCTCTTCTCGTTTTGCCACAACTGCGGCAGTGGCGGCCTTCTGGCTTCCGCCTTCCGAACTTTCGCCCTGTTTGTCGTATAGATCGGCCATGCCGATTCACCCTTTCAAATTACATAAAACCAAATCGGCGTGTATGTGTCAACTATCAAAATGACAATTGTTTATAATCATGCCGTGATGCCATAAAGCACGAAAACCACGATGGTTGTGCCGTGACTATCGTGCATAGAACCTGCGAAGTGCTATAATCTGTCGTTCGGCCTATAAATAAGCCACCCATGTTCCAACAGCCATTTCACACGTGTCGATGTGCTACGCCCTTTCTGTACGCTCACTGCGGTGCCTCACCTTTCGCGTTCGGGTTAAAACTTGTTGCCACAAAACGGGCAGTGTGTTATCTCCAGACACTTCGGATCTGTCCGCAACGGTTTCTTCCCGTCCATGCGCTCAAGCGGTATTCCGTAAACGACAGCCATTTCATTGCCGATCATTCGAATGCCGACCCCCTCGTCGGATAGCTTCATTCCTTTGTCAGCAACCACTTTGTTCATCTTCTCCCAGCAATCGCATCCCGAACCAAGCCGCTCACCCTGACGGCCGTTCGCATCCTTTTCGTTCTTTCCGTCCATTCTTTTTACCCTCTTTCGTTTCTGACCACAGGTGGCGGGCGGGGTTCGGTCAAAGAACTCCGCACTTGGCGCAACCCATTCGCTTCGCCCGTTCGCAATGCCGCTTCCTCAGCGCTCGCTTTTCAAGCCTGCAATATCCGCATCCGACGTCCCATCCGCGGAATGGAGGAAAAAGAGTCTTCCACGTATCCGCACTCCATGGCCCGAAGATTCCCCATATCTCAAAGAACCGAACCAAACGCCTGAGGCAACCGCTGTTCGCGGTTGCCGTTGTGTTCAAAATCTTTGCTTTCTGTACGCTCACTGCGCGGTGCCTCACCTTTCGCGTTGTCCAAACCAGATATACCATACACCCAACATGGCGAATCCAGTGAGTGTCCTTCCGCCTTTTA